ATGCTTTTCAGTCTTTCGCCTCAGATGCCGACGGCGTACAGGCCATGGCGAATCAGCTATTGCTTTATCAAAACCGTGATCACCTGGATACGCTACAAGATATCATTTCGAAATATGCGCCGCCGAAAGATGCGCAGGGCCATTTCGAAAATGATACCCCGCGGTATATTCGCGACGTGAGTAAAGAAACGGGATTTGATCCGAAAGAGCATTTAAGCCTGACAGATACCGCTACGCTTTCTACGGTTATGAGTGCGATGCTGAAAGAAGAAGGCTCGAAAGGCTATAGCGCGGATAAGGTGGCTCAAATCATCAGCGCTAAGCAAGGGCAAGGCTCGATAGCGCAGCCTGTCATTATCGAGATTAACAACAACACGGGGGGGAGCGCGATCGTTTCCTCTCGGTCTATAGCGTACTGATTATGATCAGCTTAGGGCGCGAGCTTTTTCGACTTGGGTTTGAAGTATCCCCTATCATTTTGACAGGCGGTATCGCTAGCTCGATTCCCGGCGGCATGCTGCCTATCATCACGATCACCGAAGCGGCAAGCTTTGTGACGGATCTGCTCAACGGCTCGGTTGACGATACCTTAGACAATTTCTTTGCCCACTATCGGCCGCTACCCGGCTCGTCACTCGTAGATAACGATATCGGGCAATATCCATTCGCCAATCAAACCGTGGCGGCCAATGCGACGATAGCCAACCCTTTGACTATATCCCTGCAAATGATCTGCCCTGTGCGCAAGGCGGGGGGCTATACAGCCAAGTTGATCGCCTTTACCGCGCTTACTCAGGTACTTGCGATGCATACTGCGCAAGGCGGTTTGTACACAGTGGCAACCCCTGCACAAATTTATACGAATCTTATTTTGCGTAAGCTGCATGACGTATCGGCAGGGCAAAGCGCGCAGGCGCAACATACTTATCAGTGGGATTTTGAGCAACCCCTTGTTACGTTTAGTGCAGCCGCCTCGGCGCAAAACAGCCTAATGAGCAAGCTATCAAGCGGCACGCAAATATCTGGTGATCCAACTTGGTCCGGGGCGCAAACAGCCGTAGGCAGTACGCTATCCGGCGCCGTCAGCACGACCGTGACAGGCGCGCAGAACCTGACAGGTACATTGACAGGGGCCGCGTCCGGCGTGACAGCTAGCGCGGTACCTAGCGGGTCTTCTATTGTGACGAGTTTGCCATGAGTACCGTAATTACACCTTTCACGCCTTCAGCTAACGCGCCTTTCACTTTTCAAGCTGTGCTCGACGGCACGGCCTATACCGTGACGGTGTATTGGGGTTTATTCGGTCAGCGCTGGTATATCTCGATTACGACAAGCGACAACGTGCTCGTTAAATACTGTGCAATGGTTGGCTCCCCCAACGGGTACAACATAAACTTGGTCGCAGGCCAATTCACATCACAGCTTGTTTTCCGGGCGCCGTCGCAGCAGTTTGAGGTAATCGGCTAATGCGCTACTACGTCATTACGATTACAGATCCGGCCGGCGTAGCCCCGACACGCGCATGGAGTTCTTTGCTCGACAGCGGCGCGTTTAATCCGGCTGCGGCGCAAATCGAACTCGACATACCCACGGTGCCTTTTGCTACACCCATGGGCCAGGCTTACTTGCGGATCTGGGGGCCCTCGCTGCAAGACGTGGCGCAAGCTTCAAATTTCAACGGGCGCAATATCACGATAGCCGGGGGTATGTCTAAAGGCCTGCCCTTGGCAAACCCAAAACAGGCCGGCGTGCTCGTCATAGCGACGGTGCAACAAGCCTTCGGCAATTGGGAAGGTATCAACCAGTCGCTTGATTTTAACTTGATCCCGAACGGCGTGAATTTTACGCAGCCGGCGAACTTGGTTCACAATTGGACGGCAGGCACACCTTTAGCCACGGTGATTAAAAATACCCTGGCCGTAGCCTTTCCTACCTATACCGCAAACATCAACATTAGCCCGAACCTTGTACTTGCTCATGACGAGCCGGGGTTTAGTCAATCCCTGGTGCAGTTCGGCACGTACATTAAATCCGTCAGTCAAGCAATTCTCGGCGGTACTTATCCGGGCGTGGATATTGTTCTGCGCAATAATGTATTCAGCGTGTATGACGGTACGACAACCAAGACGCCAACTCAGGTAGCTTTTACCGATATGATCGGGCAAGCGACTTGGATCAACCCCGGCCAGATATCGTTTTACAACGTCATGCGCGCCGATATCAACGTGGGTGACTACATCAAAATGCCGCCAGGCCAGGTCACGACCACGCCGCAATCTTTATCGCAGTATCGGCAAGGCTCGGTGTTCCAGGGTACATTTCAAGTCGACATGGTGCGGCACGTCGGGAATTTCCGCCAGCGCGACGGCCGCGGCTGGGTGACGAGCTTTTACGCGCATCCGGTTGTTACCTCATGAACGCCTTAAAAACTCCGTTCGCTTTATCTCAAAACCAGTTTGCCCGAGATAAAGCACTTGACGCGATTCAGCTAACCGGCCGGTCTCTTCCGGCGCGCGTGGTCAAGGCGAGCAAATCGTTTATGACGGTGAGTTTCCAGATATCGAGCATCTTCACGCTGATGCAAGTGACGGTGCCACTTATCGGCCCGGAATATATCCGATATCCGATGCAAACCGGCGACGGCGGGTTCCTGGTGGCGGCAGATGCACGGCTCGGCGGTATCAGTGGCCAGGGGGGAGGCACGGCCACGCTTAATCAACCTGGCAATTTATCCGCACTGGTGTTTATTCCTTTCGCTACAACCGCTTGGTCTGAGGTTGACCCGCAAGCGGTGACGATCTACGGACCGAACGGGGTTGTTATGCGTGATACGGGTTCGGGTGCCGTAGTGACGGTCCTGCCGACGCAGATCACGCTAGCCGTGGGTTCTGTTAACATCACAATCAATGCTTCAGGAATTACACTTAACGGGCCGGTGACGACGATCGATTCCCCGGTGATTGTGCTGAATGGTGAGCTTTCACAGGGTACCGGCGCTACGTCTTACGCGGCAACTTTGCAAGGGCCTGTTACGGTTATTCAGGAGGTCACAGCAAACGGGATACCGCTGAGCGCGCACGTACATCCAGGGGTGCAGCCGGGTACAGGCGATACAGGCGCACCTATCGTTTAAGGATTGACATGAGAACCTATGGCCGCATCACGAATAACGACGGGTCCTTATCCTGGGTTGAGGTGCAGACTGCCGCGAACGGCGACAATTCGCAAATCTATCTGACGACTTTGATCCAGTGTTTAAAGCTGGTCTTGGGGGAAAGTCCGTTTTATGCGAACTACGGTATCCCCGCGATTCAGTCAGTGCTGACGCAGATTTTCCCTGATTTTTACGTGACGCAGACACAAAGCCAGTTCGCGCCGTACTTTGCTAGCCTGCTCGTCTATAAGCAGGCTAGTGCGACTCCGACTTACAATATCGCCTGTACTACCCTGTTAGGCGCGCAGATAGCCCTTAAGGTGCCTCAATGAGCCTCCCCCTTGTTATGACTGCAGCCGGCCCGCAACCGGAGGCCCCAACTACGATCCTGGCGAATATCATCGCTTATGCTGAAGCGCAAGCCCCCGGCTATACCGCGAATTTGCCGGCATCCCTGATCGAAGATATTTCGAGTACCGATACCGGGGCTGTCATCCTTTGCGATGCGGCTCAGCTTGAGCTGATCAACTCAATTACGCCCCTCGGCGCCAATCAATTTATTCTGAATCAACTCGGCGCGCAAACCGGCGTAGTGCAAGGGCTTGATACCAATACGAGTGTCTATGTCGTATTTAGCAGCACAACACCTGGCTTCGTTATCAATATCGGCTTTACGGTATCCGACGGCCAGTATCAATATATAGCGCAAGACAACGCGGTTATCGGGTCAAGCGGCTCGACGGTACCTGTATTTTGCGTGGCTTCGGTAGCGGGGTCTTGGGCTGTGCCGATCAACACGGTCAATGAAATAATCACCTCAGTTCCGGCGCCTATCGTAGTGACGTGTACCAACTTGGTGACGGGCGTACCGCAGGCTGCGGCACAGACTGAAGAGGAGTATCGAGCGCAGGTTGTGCAGGCGCAAGAAGCTACCGGCGTAGGCATGCCGAGCTTCTTGCGCACTCAATTGCAGAACGTGCCTGGGGTGCAAGCCCGGTTAATCTCGATTATTCAAGGTACGGGGCAATGGGAAGTGATCGTAGGCGGGGGGGACCCTTATGCCGTGGCTCTTGCGATCTATAACGGCGTGCTCGATATTTCCACGTTGATAGGATCGACGCTTAATGTACTGGGTTTAACACAGGCAAATCCCGGCGTCGTGACAACCAGTCTCAATCATGGTTTCGCCACGGGCCAGGTGATCAAGATAGCCGGCATGGTCGGCCCGACCTCGCTCAATAATACCGCGCTTACTATCACAGTATTGACGCAGACAACTTTCTCGATCGGTGTCGATACGACTTCTTTGCCGACCTGGGTTAGCGGTGGAGTGATTACGCCGAATCTGCGTAATGAAGTTGTGTCGATCAACAATTTCCCCGACGTCTATGCAATACCTTTCGTGCTGCCCCCGCAGCAAACGGCAGGCGTTATCGCCACGTGGAATACCGACAGCCCGAATTTCGTCAGTCCTGCTTCAGTAGCAAATTTAGCTACCGCGCCCTTGGCGGCATACATTAACAGTATCGTAGTCGGCCAGCCGATCAACCTGATTCAAATGTCGACAATTTTTACCGAGTCGATAGCCAGTGTAATCCCTGCTGAATTCTTGACCCGGTTAGTGTGGTCTATCACGATCAACGGGATTACGACGGCGCCGCAAACAGGTACTGAGATCGTACTCGGGGACTCTGAAAGTTATTTTTTCTGTACAGCGGCGAACATCTCAGTAGTGCAAGGCTAAGCCATGCTAACTAAAACGATACCCTCCTATCTGTACTGGGAGTATAACGACGATCAGGATCTACAGGCATTTGTCGACGCTTATAACGCACAGACCCAGGCCTACATTGACTGGTTTAATGCCATTAACTTGCCTGTGTATGCAGGCAACCCTGAAATTCGGGGGCCTTTGCTCGATTGGGTACTCAACGGTATTTATGGGCAATCTAGACCGGCGCTATTGAACGCTCAGGAAAACTTAGCGGGGCCTTTGAACACCTACCCCCTTAATAGCCTTGCACTCAACACTCTAAGACAGATACAGCCCGCCCGTCTGTTACCTACGGCTGATGACGTGTACAAACGTATTGCTACCTGGAATCTATACAGAGGCGATGGCGTACAGGTTAATATCGCTTGGCTGAAACGACGTATTGCCCGGTTCCTGATAGGGGCTCAAGGCACGGCACCTAACATAGACGAGACCTCCCAAATTAGTATAACGTTCGGGCCTAATAGGGTAATCTATATTGGGGTATCCGCTGGCGTAGGATTTATATCCGGCGGGGCGCTGTTCAATGCCTTCCAGTTTAACCAGGTGCAGTTTAACCAGGTTCAACTTACGACCCAAAGTTTTATGAATGTTGGTCTTGCTTATGTTTTGCAGCAAGCCATTAATGCAGGCGTAGTGCAGCTTCCTTTTCAGTATACGTATGTAGTGGGGGTATGGTAAATGACTTATTTTCTAGGCGCTAATAATGCGGGCACTACTCTTGCCTTTCCTATTACGGCATCTCAGACTACACTCACCGTTGCTACGGGTACTGGGGCTTTATTCCCTTCCCCTTCGGGCAATAATGTTTTGTCTTTATCCTTGATGGATCAGGCGTCAGGTTTACAGCGCGAGATAGTGTATGCGACTAACCGCGCAGAGGATGTATTTACCGTACTTCGGGGTCAAGAAAATACCGTAGCTAAAGCTTATTTAGCGCACGACATTATCGCCAATCTCTTTACCGATGGGATGTTTGCTAACATCGCGCAGCAACCCTCCGACGCTATTGGAGGGGTGTCAATGGTGCAAGTCTATCCGGGAAATCCGAACGGGCATGTTGCGGGGAATGCGGGGGTTACGGGGGTTTCTGCGCCTTCGGCAGTATGGGACGCGCCTGATTTTAAGTGGTGGATTTGCACTACGACAGGCACAGCTTCCACGGCAGTATGGACCTTTATCACGGGGGGGCCTTTGTCTACGCTAGGCATCGGTGCGCTACTTTATAATGACGGGCACGGTAATCTCGCTGCTGTAGATCAGGCTTCAGCATCTTTGTACATGACAGGCTATTTACTTTAAGGATCAGATCATGGGCACAACCCCTAATTATACGAACGTCCCCGTAGTAGGGTCCGCGGTGCTTAACCTCGGGGATGTTTCCCGAATAGCGCCAGTTAATGTTGTAACTATTTTCCCGTCTAGCACAAACGGCGGCTCTTGCGAGCGTATCGTATTGACCCCTCTGGGGACATTAACAGCTAGTGTGATAAGACTATTTCGTTACGACGGCACGACTTTCCATGAATACGGGAGCGAGATTACGATTCCTGCGCTAACTGCGGCGAATGGCACAGCTAACCCAGGTATTACGCTGGAAGCATATGACAACCCTAATCTATTTCCGATTGCATTGCCTGCGCTATGGTCCCTACGTGCAACTATTAACGACACTCAGATCGGACAGGAAATGTCGATCAGTAGTATCGCGCAGTCACAGACATTGGCCGGCGCTGGCCCGGTTTCGCTGAACGGGTCGAACGTGGTTGCGGCGAGCGCCACAGCTATCGCAACGGCGGCGGCGCCTGTCGCCAACGCGCCGATGACGCTCACCTCCGGCCCCTATGTGATGACGAATCCGGCGTTATTGACGCTCACTAGTGGGTCGAACGTGTCGACAGTTAGCTATCAAGTAACAGGTCGTACAGCCGCAGGCGCAATAGTGTCTGAGGCGATGACAGGCCCAAATGCTAATACGGTATATTCCGTCAATGTGTACAAAGCTATTTTGTCGATTGTGCCAACTACTAGCAACGCTGGTACGGTGTCCGCTGGATATTCCACGGTGGCCGGTACCGCAGTATTGCCTTTGCCGACTAAAATTATGATATCAAGTGGAGGTAATATTTCAGCGGTTAATTTCACCATCACGGGCACAAATAGCTCAGGCACAGTGCAGACAGAAGTTTTATCGGGGCCGAATGTTAACGAAGTGCAATCGGCTAACTCCTACACAAGCGTTCTTACTATTGCCGCAAGCGCTGCGGTATCGACAGCGGTATTAGTAGGCAACCCCCCGATTTTATCGGGCATATCAATACAAGGTGAAGGGGGGACCTACTAATGACTAGCCGCGGCTTATTCGGGCCTCAGTACCCGACGGGTAAAAACACCATCCAGACGGTGCAAGCACCGAATGGCATAGTTTTCGGAACTGGTGCCTATCAGATATTTGGTGCGAGCGGAATTTTTACGGTTCCAACGGGCATATCGCAAATTCGCGTTCGTGTCGCCTCTGGCGGAGGTAGTGGGTCATCGTCAGCAGGTGGAGGAGGGGGCAATAGCGGCGGCTCCTCTTCCTTCGGTAGTCTTCTGTCTGCGACTGGCGGACAGGGTGCGGCAATGGGCACATCTACGTCGTCAGGCACACCCGGAGCCGGGGGGATTGGTTTCGGCGGCCAAGTTCAGCTCACGGGCGGTGCTGGGGGTCTTGGGGGTAACGCCGCAACTGGTGCTGGCGGTGGCGGTGGCGCTGCGAGCCAACTTGGCAACGGTGGCGCTGGTGGCGCTGGCGCTGGAAGCTGCGGGGGCGGAGGTGGAGTTGCCGGGAATGCTGGCGCCGCTGGTACCGCTAGTGGGGCCGGAGGTGGAGGTGGAGGCAGCGCAGGCCCTGGAGTTGGCAGCACTGGCGGCATGGATGTTTCCGGGGTCAATGCAGCAGCGAACTCCGCCGGGGCAAAAAATCCCTTTAACGCTGTAATTCGTTTTCCATTTGATATCTTCCCTGGCGGCGGCGGGGGCGGCGGCCCCCTCGGCGGCGGCGGTATCGGAGGCGGCGGCGGCGGGGCGAGCACCGGTGCCACTGGCACCCTGGCAGGAGGTATCGGAGGCGGCGGCGGCGGCGGGCAAACAGGTGCTGGCGGCGGTATCGGAGGCGGCGGCGGCGGGGGTGGAAATGCTGTCGCCTATTGCGGGTCTGGTGGCGGCGGTTGTGGCTTTGCGATGGGTGTATTTACCGTATACCCTCTACAGCAGTACGTAGTGTCGGCGGGCCTGGGTGGGGCGGCCCCTACCACTGGCACTTCTCTAGGTACCGCTGGGGGCAATGGCCTCGTAATCGTGGAGTGGTAAATCATGACGACCTACGCACAAATTCAAAATAATGTCGCTGTGGAAATTTTCATTCCGCCGACCGGCTTCACGCTAGCGCAGTGCTTTCATTCTGAGGTAGCCGTGCTATTTACTGAAGTGCCTGATGGCACCATCGTGAATAGCACCTTGGTCGATGGTGTATGGACGGCGCCGCCCGCACCTCCGACGCCCCTCATACCTCCGGTCGCTTACGCTCAGTTAACGCCTATGGTTTTCTGGTTTGCCTTTACTTACGCCGAGCGTATTTTGCTCAAGACTATGGCGCTTACCGGTATTCCGGCAACGTCTACCGAGGTAGCAATACCGATCGATCCTATCGTTGCCGACTTTTGGGAGACCTATCAACTGGCCGTGACGCTGCAGGACCTCATTGATCCTAACCTGCCCTCCGTACAGCAGGCCCTCAGCTACTTATCGAGCCCGACAGCCCCGACGCTGCAAATTATCCTGCCTGATCGCATCGCGCAAATCCTGGCGGGGGTGCCACAGTGACGCGCTTAGAACTTCTAGGCATGTGGCTCCTCGTGGTACTTTTTACTCCGGTGCTCCTAACCGCTATGCTCATACAGGCGCTATTCGGCTCGGAGGCGCGAGCTAAGAGCATGGCAATAGCGCAGGATGAGTGCGGTAGCGCTTTATTCGGCAACCCGCCTACGGAGACGATTAGCACAGCCACAGGTAACGCTTTGATTGAAGGCAAGCCGTGGGCCTCTTTCGCCGCGCCCTTTATTGATTTTATCTTCGGTAAAGGCCACTGCTTAGCCAATGCCACTATCCCGCCGGAGGTTTCAACATGAGCGCCATCACCGAGCTATTTGCCAACAATGCAGGAACAACACTAGCGGCCCCTCTGGTATCCACGGCCACATCGTTAACAGTGGCTTCAGGGACCGGTGCGCTTTTCCCGAACCCGAATACCGGGCTCAATCAGTTTTTCCGCATTACCCTGGTCGACGCACTGACTGGCCTCGTCAATGAGATCTGTTTTTGCACAGCACGCACAGCCGATGTAATGACGATCATACGTGCGCAGGAAGGTACTGCGGCGGACAACTGGCTGGCCGGCGATAGCGTGTCCAGTTTCATCACCGACGGCACTATGACCAATCTCGTCCAGGCAGGCGCCAGTGTCGGGGTAAAGGCTACGCCAGGATGGCGCAATAACCCAGACGGCACTATTACGCAGTGGGGAAGCGGCACATTGCCAGCCAGCGCGGCGACAACCTCAACCTTGGCAGTTACGTTTCCTGTGGCCTTTACTTCCGGCGTATGGGCGATGCAAATTACCCCCTACGGATCAGCCAATAGCAGTACCGGCGGCCAACCTACAACGGGGGCGCAAGGCGCGCCTACGCTTACTGGATTTACTGCCAAGGGCGACACGCTAGGTTACGCTACGTTCAACCAGACCGTGGCCTTTACTTGGGAAGCGACAGGCGTATAGTATTTAAGCGGCTTACTGCCCGAAGGCCGCTTAGCTTTTAAGCGGCTTTCTCTTATCAGGAAAAGACTTATGAGCACCGAAACCGAGATTAGCGAACTACGCGAGCGCATGGGCCGCGCTGAGCATCAATTAGACGTCGGGGGTAATCGGTTTAAAGAAGTCTCAGAAGCGCTATCCGGTCTTGCTTGCGCTGTGACAGAGATCAAAGAGCATTTAGAACGACAGGACGGTTCTAGCGCTGAGATTAAATCTTCGATTGAAGGAATCGTCGGCATGTGGGAAGGCGGGGCGCGCTGGGGCCGAGGGTTTTGTAAAGCGGCGCGCACTTATGAATGGGCTGTGACCTGGCTGCTATCTAAAAAAGGTTTAGCGACTTTAGGTATCATAGCGCTTGTCCATTATCTGACCTTTCAAACCCTACCCGTATGGGCGACTTGGGCGATGAAAGGATATGCGTTGCTTGAAAAATTTGCAGGGTAATCATGACTACACCACTGGGTAATCTTCCTACACCGCCAACGGTAACGCGACGTGGCTTCCGGCTGCGTTTAGTTGATGACTGGCGCGAGTGCTGGAAATACGGGTCGATCCATATCGCCGCCACCTTCGCCGGTCTTTACCTAGCCGTGCCGCGGCTGCTACCCTCCTTGGCGGACCAGTGGCCGAACGTGGCGCCATTTGTCATGCGCTTTTTCCCGCACGCCGATGGATCTGTCGCCCCCGCTATCGGCTCTCTGCTGATTATTCTGGCCCGTGTTTTAACTTTTGACCGAAGAGGTGAGTAATGGCTGTCATTAATCCGAATTTAGTAGGCGGTACGAATATCACGGCTTTCCTCGATATGATCGCGTCAAAAGCCAGTGAAGGTACCGCAAGTAGCCCGGTTACGGCTAACGACGGCTACGACGTAATTGTGTCGGGCGTTAACGGTCCTAATATTTTTACAGATTACAGCCAGCACCCTTTCGCCTCCGGCCGTGCGCCGGTCGTCGTGAATCACGTAGGCTTGACCTCTACGGCCAGTGGCCGGTACCAGTTCCTGGTAAAAGACTGGCTGGCCTATAAAGCGCTGCTATCCTTGCCGGACTTCAGCCCTCTATCTCAAGATAAATGGGCTATCCGGCTGATCAAAGAATGCAATGCTATTCCCGCGATTCTGGCCGGCGACTTAGATACAGCTATTGGCCTGTGCGCGCATATCTGGGCCAGTCTGCCCGGTAATAGTTACGGCCAGCCCGAATCGACGGACGCAGCCTTAGAGGCTGCGGATACTGCGGCCGGCGGGGTAATCGGTGCGCCTGCCGCCGAATCGGTACCCGAGCCTATGCCGGTACCGGCCGCCACCTCTGAAGGTACCCTGGCGGTTGTCGAAGCGCCTGTATCCGCACCCTCCTTGGTGCAAGATGTCGTATCCTTCATTGAAAGGATCTAATCATGACGCTGCTTTTATCTCTATTTTCAAGCAAGTTATTCCTCGGGCTATTGGCCCTGGGCGCCGGCTGCATCGGTAGTTGGTTCCACGGCCGCGCTACAGGGGTCGCTGCGGCCACGGCTAAGGCAAGTACGCAGATTGCCCTAGCTAACAGTCAAGCAGCCGCAGCACAAGGCCAAGCGAAGGCTGCACAGGCCGTAACAGCCGATGTGCAGAACAGTGTAGCGGCGCAAAAAGCGACAACCGCTATCCCTGATGCATCGATCGATGCTGACTTAAGCGCCATGGGCGAACTGAGGAAAGACTAATGCGCACGCTAATTAGAGTGTTAGTAGCTTGTACAGGACTTGCCCTGGTGTCATGCGCAAGCCAAGCCCCTCTCATGCTGCCCTCGGCACCCGTGGTAATCGATAGCGCCTGTACCTGGCTTTCTCCTATGTCCGCCTCAGCATCGGATACGATCGAGACACGGCGCGAGATCGATACTTTTGACCGAGCCTATCGAGCAAACTGCCCTGCTGTAGCGCCGAGCAAATAAATCGTGTTATCGTAGCGGCTCTTACCTTATTAACTTGAACCAAGGAAACAAAATGAGCGATCAGACCGTAACTGGCGAAACCCCGGAAGCCGTACCCGCAGCCGAACCTGTCACCGAAGTATCGACCCCTGAAGTTGCTGCTACCGCGGAAGCGAGCACTGCGGCCGTCGTCGAAACCCCTGCTGTTCAAGATGCCGCGCAAGCTGAACCTGTGGTCGAAACCCCTGCTGTTCAAGATGCTGCGCAAACCGAGCCTGCCGCTGAAACCCCGGCCGTGGTGTCTGCTGATCCGAGCACAACCGGCGTGGTGATTACCCCTACCGATCACGATGAAGCTACGGACCTAGCTGCAGAAGTGGAAAGCCATATCAAAACGGCTTACGACGACGCCGGCGCGGAAGTACATGCCTTGTGGGCGCGCTTGAAGGAACTGCTGCATCTGTAAAAGTTATCGGGCGCTGAGTTAGGCCCTATTGAAATGGAAAGCCCCGGATACCTGCTAAGGTCCGGGGCTTTTTAACGGACATTACTCCGTCGTGTGCATGGCGTCCTCCGTTCGGTAGAGATAAGGCCTTATCGGGCCGGTACGGAGCGGATAGGTCGCTCAGCCTAAATGCTTTAATTCTATTCTAAGTCAAAGAGATTCGCGCTATGCGGGATTCTGTGGGTGAGGCAGCACAAAGGGGCACAAGTCTTCGAGGTCTTGGATGCCGTTTTCCTGCAAGGCGTCAAGCATCATTGCTGACCGCACGCGATTAAACGCAGCCCGAGTATTCGCCTTTGCTGCAATCGGTACGCTGTCCGCCCCAAACATACCATGTCCCAGCCAGCCCGTAATCCAGTGCATCAGCGTATAGCTAATTTCAAAATTGTATTCGCCGTACACCAGCTTAGCTACGGGTTCCGGGCTGTCCGCGCCGGAGGGTGTGTATAGAGCGATTGATTGCCCTAGTGCTATCTGTTTCATAGCCTCTCCTTTCTATTGATCAAGATGATGCTCGATCCGATGGTGGTTTTAATCATTTCACTCGCCTCCCGAACATCAAAGGCCGTGCGGTATAACTCGGTGCAGGTGCAACTTCCTCAACAGCTTTCAAGGCTTCCAGACGCTTACGCTCGCGCCGGAAAGTCACGCTGATATCCGTCTCAGCACTATTGCGGTATTTGAATTTCGGGTCTTTCAAGCTTTTCGTGGGGGTAGCCATGGCTGTCTCCGTTAAGCGAAATGTTTATTGTGTAGCCGCTCTAATGTCTCGACCTGCTTATCGCTGAGCCACGTGAGATCGTTTATAGAGCTAACGCTAAGAAGGCCGCTTACGAAGCCTTGTTCCCAATCGTTTAAATCTTTCGTGCCTAGCAAGCCTTCAAGGCGGGAAAGCATTTCAGTGGTGCTAACGTGGCGCATGGTTTATTCCTCCGGGTGACGGGCTAGCTGATCTGCGGCTAATGCCTCTTCAGCTAGTTTAGCGAGTCTTGGGCCTTCGAGCCCGGGATTGCGCATGATGCCGATAAGCGCCTGCATAAGCCGTTGATTACTTGCTTCAAGTGCGGTGATCTTGGCTGATTTTTGCAGGCTGCGCACATGGCCTAGCGACCGATTACCGAGTAAGGGCATATTAACCTCCTAACCGTGACCGAGCGACCTCGATCAGCAAATGGTATTCTTTGCCAATCTTGGAATCCGCACCGTGCTTAATATCTACGGCGGCTAAAAATTCAACATCGGTGCCTAAGAAGCATCCTCGCGTTACTTTCAGCCCTGCTTCCGCTTTGAATACAGTAAGCGTGCCCTCTTCGCTACCGACTTTAGAAAACCAAATTAATTGTGCATCGCCGGAGATCCGTGCATCGCCGGAGATCCGTGCATCGCCGGAGATCCGTGCATCGCCGGAGATCCACGCATCGCCGTAGATCTGTGCATCGCCGTAGATCCACGCATCGCCGGAGACCCACGTATTGCCGGAGATCTGTGCATTGCCGTAGATCCGTGCATCGCCGTAGATCTGTGCATCGCCGTAGATCTGTGCATTGCCGTAGATCTGTGCATCGCCGTAGATCCACGCATCGCCGGAGACCCACGTATTGCCGTAGATCCACGCATTGTCGGAGATCTGTGCATCGCCGTAGATCTGTGCATTGCCGTAGATCCACGCATTGTCGGAGATCCGTGCATCGCCGTAGATCCGTGCATCGCCGGAGATCTGTGCCTTGCCGGAGATCCACGTATTGCCGGAGATCTGTGCATTGCCGGAGATCTGTGCATCGCCGTAGATCTGTGCATCGCCGGAGATCTGTGCATTGCCGGAGATCCACGTATTGCCGGAGATCTGTGCATCGCCGTAGATCCAGGCATCGCCGGAGATCTGTGCCTCAGCACTGAAGTTATCTTCTTTTTCTACAAAACCCCCTAAATCCCCGATAGTTACATCCGAGAAAGAAGCCAAGGCTTTAATGCGAAAAAGTTTTACACCGAAAACATTTACTAGGAATTCGCTAGTCAGTTCGAATTTTTTAGACACGATAACTTTCCTCCAGGATAAGATGGACCAGCACAATAATTAAATGTTCAAGCAATGCGCCGTGGTCCTGGCCTCGTAGTCGGATTAGTTCGATAAGATTCGCGGCAGGTCGGCTCATAATTAACCCCTACTGATCGAGCGCATCAGCGCGCCCGAGTTCAAAAGCAAACCACTCGATACTGGCACTGCGATAGCCGTTTGTCTGTAGGCCTGACGCGGCGCTATTCCAGCCCTGTTGATACGCTAGGGCCGACGTAAGGCTGTCGTCCATCAAGGCCAAGAGCAACGGTGCGAGCCAGGTATGCAATTTAGGTCCGGGGTAAGCGAGATGCAGATGGCTCATGATTTATCCTGATTAGTCAGCGAAATTCAAACCCGTTAGCCCGGGCGATAGCGCACCACTGGAAGCGGGCGGTAATCGACGGAAAGCACAGCAGCCCGTTAGGTTTGACGTAGGCGCCAAGCATGCGCGCCTTGAAAAGGAGATAAGACGGCATATTATTTAGCTCAGAAACGCAGCGATAGCCTTATATGTGTACTTGATGCCCAGGGTTTTGCATGTGTTTTCGATGCCTCTGCCCTCTTTATTCGCTATGCCTTTAATCAGTCCTGAAGTCATTTTCTCTGCCAAGCTTTCTGGGGTGTAACGCGCCGCGACCATTGCATATTCAGGGGTTGCGAAAAGGCGCGTGTATTGGGTCGTCAATTCGGCTTGAAATTTCTGGGCGTTATTCATTTTCTCTGTCCCTTGGTCTCGTCAGTGTGTGTGTGTGTGTGTGTGTGTGTGTGTGTGTGTGCTCT